GGATTGGCTACAAAAGATCAGGGAGGTGTTACAAATACTGATACTCGTGATAACGATACTGCGGCTGAGTTAATCAAAGCGATGGCTAATAATCAGGCGCCTAACATACAAGATCCGCCATTGACGTAGACGACACAGTAAGTATGAAACGTCTTGTATATTGTAATATTTGTGGTAAATTACCAGCAGAGACAAAGACTAAGAGGTTGGTAATAGATCATAATCATACTACTAATATAATTCGTGGTTGGCTTTGTGATTTCTGTAATGGTAAATTAGGGATATTTGAAAGCACTAAAGATCGCTCTATACATATAATTAAAGAACGATTTAAACCAAGTTATATACATTGGCTAGCTGTTTATAAAGAAAGAATTTATGAACATCTAAATTCTAAAACTGGTTTTAAATATACTAATCGTAAATTTTATAGAAAACTTTTTCAGTCAGCATTTGCTTAATGGAAGCCCTATTAGACAACGAACAAGTAGATATAATCAAAGAAATTAATAGGACTTCCTTTGCTAATACTTGGAAACACATTCCAATAGATAAATTAACACAGCCAACTTTAATAGACACAGCCCATCGCCTTAATGCTTTAGGGGACAACTTCTACTTCATTAAATCTGTACTCCGCAAGAAACGTCTTTCTAATAACCTCCATCGACTCTTTTGTAATAATTTTCTATGTTGGTCCCTTAAAGAAGTTAACGAATGGCCGCGTGACCATTTCAAGACTACTATTGGTATTGGTCAAAGTATGTGGTGGGCTTTGCCTTTTACAGACCGTGATGAAAAACTAATGCGCCTGTTAGGTTATGATGATGCTTGGATTGCATGGATGCACCGGGCACATGACCAGAATACTCGTACATTGTTTGTAATGGAAGTTATTAAGAATGCATGGAAGGTTGGAAGGAAAATAACTGGGGAATATAAGGGAAATACGTTCTTTCAGCGATTATTTCCAGAGATTATTCCTGATTCGTCGTGTCAATGGTCAGCGGATACGATGACACAGAAGAGGAATTATAACGGAATTACTGATCCAAATCAAGGGGAAGGTACATATGAGTTTACTGGAGTTGATGCTGCTCTCCAGTCTAAGCACTATAAACGATGTATATATGACGATCTCTTTGGACGAGAGGCTCTTAAAAGTGAGTTGGTAAGTCAAAGTACATGGGAATGGGTTCAATTAGCTGTAGGTGCTTTTGACAGCGATCCTGATGATCCTACAATGGAGTGCGATGAAGTTTTTAATGGTAATAGATGGTCTTTCTATGATCTAAACTTTAAGATTAGAAAAGAACTCCCATATTTCCGTTTCCATACACATGATGCTGAGGGTGGTTGTTGTGATGCACATCCACCGGGAAGGCCAATATTTCCTGAAGAATGGTCGATGTCTAAACTTGCTAGGTTTAGACAAAGGCTAGGGGAATATTATTATAGTTGTCAATTTAGAAATAAGCCTATACCACCAGGCGGTAATGTATTTAAAACCGAATGGTTGCGTAGATTTGTCTTTAAAACAATGTCTGTAGATACATATCTTCCCAAGACAGATAAGCAAATTGAAAAAGAATATAAAGATAAGTATCAATATACTGGTACCTATGGTACTCCTACCTACGATATTATTCCTATAACACAGTTACAAGAAAAACGACATATGGCAATTCGCCATGAGATACATAATGGTGAACAGTTTAAAGACATCCCAACATCTAATCTTTCTAAGATGTTAGTAATGGATCCAAACCATGCCGGAGAAAAAGGAAGAGCTAACAACTGTATCCTCGTCATTGGTCATAATAAAGATCCGTTCAATGTATATATTCTCGAAGGATTTGCAAAAAACTGTTCCCGTGAAGATGCAGTGTTCCATGCATATAGAATGGCTGAAAAGTGGCGAATTCGTACTATATGGGTAGAAACAAGTGCGGGGCAGGCGTGGCTTAAGACTTTATTTGAATTTGAAGATGAGAATAGAAAGAATCTTGGTAAGTGGTATTTTTCTGAAGTAAAGAATTTCAAAGACAATAGAAGTGAGAATGCAAAGAGTGATCGTATAGAAGATGCGGAACCATATTTTCGACGTGGACAGATATGGGTTGCTTCTAATGATGAATCAGGATTTGTGGACAAATTCTTAGAAGAATATAATAACTATCCACATAACGCAACAAAGGATATTCTAGATACTCTTGGTCATGCACTTCAAAACTTAAATAATGTATCTATGAGTGATAAGGAATTTCGTTCTTTTATATCAGCACAACAGCAAAGACAAACACAGTTAAGTTCTAATCGAAATAGTATAACGGGATACTAAATGAATGACGTTAGTATTAAGGAATATTTTGATCGTATTTTAAGAGAAGCTGATATTCGTTATATAGATAAATTTAAAGCTATAGATGATCATATAGCAAGAACACTTGCAGCAAAGGAATTAGGGAAAAGTAATTATATAGCTATAATAGCATTGATTATTTCTTTTTTATCTATGTTGGGCACAATGTTACTATTTATACACAAGTAAGACAATGAATCTAAATGAAAGTAATATAGTACTTACTAATTTAATATTAGATGTTAAAAATATTCATGAGATGGCTATTAGACATGATGTTAAATTATCATTATGGTTTGGGAATGGACAACCAGGAACTATGAAAAGAGTATTAGATGACATTGAGGAGCTTAAACAAATTAAATGGAAATTAATAGGTGGTGGAGCAGTTTTAATTTTTGTTATGGAACTACTTCATATAGGATTAGAAAAAGGTTTTAATGCTGTTATTAGATAAGGAGTATGTCTAATGAAGTGGTTAATTAATTTTTATAAAACTCATACAGGTGTTAGTCATACGATAGCATTTGTGGTTCTTATATTAATTGGAGCTTATAACCAAGTTCCACAGTTTCATGACCTTGTGAATTATTACTTTGGGTTATGTCCACAAAGTGTAAAACAAATAATTATTTCTACTATAGCTGTAGTGGTTTGGTATACTAATACTTGGAATAAGTCTAATGTTAACAATTAATTACATTTTAATTTGGTTAGGTGGCTTAATAGTTGGTTATGCTTTAGGTAAAACTAATATTATAAGGAGCTATACAATGAAGTTGTTTTCAAAGTTATTTTCGTGTCTGGGTGTTCTTTTGTTAGTTTCTGTATGCTTAGGCCAAACTCCAGCGCCAACAGCAACGGGAGACTCTATTACTGTTTCTTTTGGACTTACACCAGTAACGTTGCCTAATGCACCAAGTTCTATTGCAGGTGCAGAGTCGGATATTGTTATACCATTTACAACTAATAACTGGATTGGTGAGACTTCTATTGTCTCTAGTACTTATTCATTTGTTGGTGGTAAATATATGCGAGTTATTCCCCAGTTGGGTACATATTTGAATAATCACTCTACATTAAACTTTGCTAATTCTGATCTTGGTCTTACTGGATCAGCGGGTGTTGTATTTGTTAATGGTGGTAAACATTGGGGAGCTACTGCTGGGGTGTTTTGGCTACAAAATATTAATTCATCGTGGGCTATTACATTTGATGCTGAAGCTGTTCGTTTTCCTTATGTATCTACTACAGCATGGACATGGAAGTTTGCGACAGGCCCAAATTTTAAGTTCTAAATAGTTTAAAATAAGAAGGAATTATAATTTAAAAAAGATAAATCTATGCCACTCCTAGAACCAGTTAAAGCGAACTTTGGTCAAGACGGTAATAAACAACTAGACGAGTTTGTGTTTAGTAATCTTACTGCTCTTATCAATAGTTATATGTCTTTACATACGTCTAAGGTACAGGAGTGGCGTCGTCTTACAAAAGGTTTACCTAGAGAAAAGACACGTAATTTCCCTTGGGAAAATGCTGCTAATACAATTGTTCAACTCATAGGGGAGAATGTAGATGTTATAAAAGCTGTTCAGCTCGGGACTATTTATGAAATTCTCCCTTTATGGGTTGCAGGGCTTGTTGGTAATTGGGATATAACAGAAGAAGGAGAGGAGCAAAGAGCAGTATGTGAGAGATTTTTAGATCAAATGGGACTTTCTAAAAATGAACTTGATCTTTATCGTGTAGAGAGTAAAGCGGCACATGATATAGCGGCTCTTGGTTCTGTTGTAATAAAAACACCTTGGGTTACTAATATGCAACAAATAGTAACTGGGATAGATGCTGAGGGTAAGTTTACAGAAAGTGAAGAGACTTTATATGATGGTCCGCGACCTGAGAAATTAGCGTATGAAGATTGGGCGGCAACTCCCACTGCACAGACTTGGGAAGAGGCTAAATTTAAATATCATGAATATCGTATTACTAAACAAGAGTGTGAAGAAAAGGTGTATAAGGGTCATTTTGATAAAGAGTCATGGGAGAAGATTAAGAATAGTCCAGATGTGGTAGGACTTACACTGGAAGAAGAAGCTAAAATTGCTGAACAAAATCTTGATTCAGGATTTCAGGAAAAAGAGCTTGCTAGATGGCGTTTTTATGAATGTTGGCTAACATATAGATATAATGATAAATGGTATAATATTATTTATACCATGCACCTTAATCCTCAGCTAAGAATGTCTGCATGGTTTAATTTTTATCCTAAGAATGAAGAACCCTTTGAATTTGGTCGTCTTGGATTTAGTGAAGATGGACTTCTAGGTTATGGTTTCGCTGAGATGGGCGAGATGTATCAAGAAGAATGTTCTACTACACATAATCAAAGAATAGATAATAGAACTCTTCTCAATACATCTGTATTACTTGGCGGTAATAATCCCCGAATTGATGCGGGTGTTTCTTTATTTCCAATGGCTGTTCTTCCCTTTAATAAAGATGAAGTTAGTATTGTCTCGTTAGGGACAAAAGCAGATTCTTCTGTACCAGAAGAAGAAATGACTATAGCTCTTGCTAAAGCTCGCTTTGGTACAGATATGGGGTCCGCAGAAGGTTCTGGAAGTGGCACAGTTGGTAAAAAGGGTACTTACTCAAGTATGGGTACTTTCTCTATTATGCAACAAGGTGCCCGTCGGATTAATATCAACATCACCGATTTTCGTTTTCTACATCTTAATCTCGGACAAAAATTCCTTAGACAGTATGCTTATTTTGGGGTGGGAGATAATAGATTAAAATATTATGGTAATGATGCTAAATATCTTAGTAGAGCGATGGAAGCTATAAAATCAGGACGCTTAGAACTTCCTATAAAAGCTGCAACGGCGAGTATTAACAAAGAAGTAGAAAAACAAACAGGAATGTTATTTACTCAAGTAATGCAACGTCATTATGGGGCCATTGCACAGATACTTCAAGGTGTTACAAATCCGACTATACCAGATGATATTAAAGAATTTCTTATCGGAAGTATTGGTGGAATGGCTTATGTAATGAGTAAACTTGCCAGAGCCTTTGGATATGATGATGTTGCTCGAATGCAACCAGAATTAAAGACTTTGAATAAATTATTAAAAGGAGCCAATAGAGATGGACAACAATCAGTTCAGGGTAATGCAGGAGCGACTCAGACAGGCAACAGAGGATCCGGCGTACAAAAAACTTCGAGATCACAAGATAATAATTCTGGATCACCTACACCACCCAGCTCACAAGCTGTTGGAGGAATATTACCAGGCAATCAAGGGTAGGTTATTATTAGCAATAACTTATAATTTTATTGTAGGTGATAAAGATGTATCAGATATTTTGAGGGGTAAGATACAGATTTTAGATGAGATTTTAGGAATTGAGAAATCATTTGAAAAGTTTGAAGAGTTAGAAAAAGTTGTAAATAGTGAAGAAAATAGAGTAAAAGGAGCTAAATAATATGGCCTTTGGAAGAATTAGTAAACAAGATTTAGTTGATGCTGGCCTTGATCCAGATAAATTAGCAGAATTTCAATCTAAGGGTGTTACTAAAGATGATCTTACTGCTATGAGTACAGCATTGGAGACAAAACTTACGACTACTGTTACTGATCTTATTAAGAATAGTTTTTTAGACCTTGAAGGTAAGTTACGTCCTGTTTCTCGTGGTAATGAAAATAATAATAACAATAATAATAATAATAGAGAAGAAACCCCAGACGAACAGACAGAATTTCTGACTGATCCTGTTAACTTTATTAATAAGAAGTCTGGTGCCGTCTATGGCGCAGCAGCTATAGAACTTAAGAAAATGACTCGTGACCTTGCATGGAAAGAGGGAATGCGTACTCTTAAAGGCATGAATAATTCTACATTGCGAGCAGAGATAGAAGAAGAGTGGAAAAAGTATCCGGCTGAAAAAATGGCACAGTTTGGAACAGATCCTTCTCTTTGTCTACAACAACTTCATGATATGGTCCTTGGTAAGCATCATGACGAGATTATGCAAGATAATAATAAGAAAGATGGTAAATTTAATCTTGTTCATTCCGGCGCAGGGGCTAGCGCCGGAAATACTGGGGCTGTTAGTAATATCAATAATAATGATGGTAAACCAGTATTAACAGATGCCGAGAAAGTACAGGCACGTAAGTTTGGTATGACAGATGAGGAGTGGATTAAACAGGGTGAAGATATGGAGAAGGAAGAGTCAGAAAGAAAAGGAGTTCTTGTAGGGGGAAATAACTAATGACTATTAAAAAGGTAAGTAAGACTCCACAAGATGAACCTAAGGAACAGAATATTGAAAAGAATGTAGATGATATTCTAAAGGCCTTTGAGCCTAATAATGAGAATGCTGTTGAATTAGTAGATGATGATGATAAAGGACCAGCATTTCCTGAACCATCGGATGTACTTGAACAAAAGAATATGTCAGTACATTCAGAAGAATTTTATGACAAACAGGGTGGTTTTGCTCCAGCGATAGAAGTTACAAGTAGTAATAGTGGTTTTACGGGACAGGAAACTAAAAAACATCTTGATGATCTTACGGGTAAAAAGATTAAAAGAGTAGGAGATGGTGTTCGTCCAGCAGAAGAGGTTGATCTTGCAAATATTGATGAATCTATGATTATGGACATGCCTGCTATTAAGGCAACGGCATTCAAAATTATAGATATTCTTGATCCAAAACCTAAAGATAAAGCTCTGAGATTCCGTTGGGCAAACTACAAGAATTATGTAGGTGGGAATCTTGGGAAATATCTTGCTATAGGTTTTCAAGTTGCATCTTTAGATGATATAGATCAAAAACGTACTCCTATTGATCCGAGTATGGTTGACGGTACTCAGATTAAATGGTATGATGTAATTCTTCTTAAAATTAATGTTATTCGGCTTATGGAACTTTATAAAACTAATATCATTAAGTCTATTAATAAGTTAGAAAGAACCAAAGCAAAAGGTCTTGCTGAGGCTACTAGACAGTTTCAAAGTGATATAAGCGCCGAACCTGGCGCCGCAAGGGCTTATAATCATTATAAACAAGCAATAGGTCACGAACCTGTTGAGTTTTTTGCAACAGAATAATAGTAATTATTAAAAGAGAGGTTATAAATGGCATCTTTACTTTCTAATCATATTCCGATGGAAGTTGTGAAAACAACTGACGACACTACGGAATTAACACAGACTCTGCCAGAAGCTGCTGGTCAGACTTTCTTGCAGGGTGTTCCAGTACAATTAAATGCAGGGAACGTGCAACAGTGGGATGGTGTTACTATTGTTGCGGGTATTCTTGGTATTTCTTTAGAGAATGCCCACAACTTAGCAACTGCTGGTGCAGGTTTTCCTGGACCAGATGGTTCAGGTGCATTTGTTCCTGTTGGTTTTCCTGGAACTGGTGTTACTTTTGGTAGTGTACCTAATCAACCCTCTGCGGTTAATATTCCAGAAGGTGCTCCTTTTAGCCTTGGTGGAGTAACTTATGCAGAGGCAGTGGTAAATACGATATTTAGAGCACAAGTTGATAATAGTACTGGTGCTGCTACTACACCTACAAAAGCTGCTATTGGTCAACAGTATGGTATTAGTTTTGACGCAAATAACCATGCGTATATTGATTTTGCAAAAACTACGCCTGGTGTTAATACTGTAGTTATTATTTACGATCTTGATCCAATCGACGGAAGTATTGCTAATGCACGTATTCTGTTTAAATTTATCAAAGCGGCAATGCAGTTGTCTGTGTAATTAAATTTGAAAAAGTTTCATAATAGAGGTATAATAATTATATGAGCATGGTACGTGGGAGTTACGCACAACTCATGGCCCGTGGTGAACGTAAGATATTTGTCCAATGGAATGATATGTATCAGCGGGATTTAGAATATCCTGCTGTTTTTAATATTGAATCTATGACAGGTGCTTATGAAGATGAACTTGAATTTGCAGGTACAGGGCCTACTCCGTTAAAGTTTGAGAATAGCCCAGTATTCTATACTGCACTTATTCAAGGTGGTACTATCAGGGCTATTCCATTAACTTATGCCATTGGTGCTCGTGCATCATTTGAACTTTATGATGACGATCAATATGGTATTATTAAACAGATTCCAAAGGCATTTTCACGTTCTAATAGATTCACGGAAGAACAAGTACCTTGGAACTTATTTAACTTAGGTTTCAGTACTATTAAGAGTATTGATGGTGTTGCATTATTTAGTAACGTCCATCCTTTACTTGGAGGTCCGGCGGCGACTAATATTACTCCGGGTGCGGCTAATATTATCACCACTGCTGGTACATATCCAAATCGTCCGGCTACAGATATTGATCTTTCATTTGCTGCTATTCAGTTAATGACAAATCAATTTGAACGTATGCCTGATGGTGTGGGTATGCCAATTGTCTATAAACCAAAAGCATTGTTAGTTGCTCCGGCAAATAGATTCTTGGCTCGTGAACTACTTGGTTCTCCGGGTAAACCTGGAACAGCGACTAATGAAATTAACTCTTTGTTAGGTGAGGATCTTGGATATATTGTTGGTCATTATCTAACAGCCGATTCTCCGTGGTATGCACTTTGTGATAAACAATATCATCACTTAAAGTTCAAATGGAGAATGAAACCTGTTATGGATTTTGATGATGATTTTGATACTGGTGCTCTTAAACATAAATCCACTATGCGTTTTGCAGTTGTTCCTGCTAACTGGGTTGGTGTTTGGGGATCGAATGGCCCGTAATTAAATTAGTAATAAAGGAGCCAATATTTTTATAATTGGAGATTTATAATGAAAAAGTTCTTTGGTTTTCTTATTCTTTTATTTTGTACATCTTTGATGTATAGTCAAGGGCCACAAACTATATATACACAAAGTTATGGTCCAGTGTCAGCTCTTACTGCGTGTACCGCGGCAGCTGGTGTTAGTACATCTGCTACTATTTCTCCTTGTGGTGGTGAAGGTGGAATGTATCAGAATAGTCTTGTAACGGTTCAAACTATTAACTGGACTGCTGTTTCTGCTGTTACTGTGTGTACTCTTGAACTAGAGCAATCTACTACTGGTACTGGTTCTTGGACTTTGTTAGGTGCACAACAGACTTGTACTTCTTCTGGTTCATATACGGTAACTGCTAGTGCCCCGTATGTTCGTTTTAATATTAACTCATTAACTACTACTGGTGTTGGTTCTTTGGTTGTTAATTATTTTGGCCAGATCGCTGTTAGTGTTCCACAAGCACCATTATCTGCGGTAGTTAACTGCGGAACGGCTGTTGCTTGTTCTCCTGTTTTTAACGTTGGTACTTTTAAAATAGTATATGGACAGTGTACTGCATCATCAGCTACTACATGTACACCTACCGGACTACCATTTACAAGTACTACTTCTTATAACTGCAATGCTAGTGATGCTACTACTGCGGCCAATGCTGCTCTTAAATTGACTAATGCTAGTGCTTCATCTTTTGTAATTACTACCACATCTAGTTCAGATGTTTTTAACTGGGTTTGTGTAGGTACTTAATAAAGGAGTTATATGTCAATTAAAGAACATAAATTGGTAAAGAGTGAGTTCCAATCTGGTAATAGGTTGGGTTTACAATATTATGTCGAATGTTCCTGTGGATTTCAAGGACGCTTAGGAACGGAACAAGCTGCAAAGAGTCAGTTTGATAATCATTTAGTATATCACGGTAATGAACCATACTTTTCTAAATTGGCTTCGCCAGTGGAGGAAACGGAACAAAAAACTCCTAAAACTGAATGGAAACCTGTAGGAGCTAGATAATGTTTTGCTATAAGGAAAGGGAAACAATTAGATTACTTAAAGAATTTCTAGACATAGTTCGTGATATATTGTTTCCTCCGATATTAACTATAACTTTTGTGAATGGAGATAATAATAATAATATGTCAACTGTTAGTATTACTTTAGTTCCTCCCCAATCTGTTAATGCTGTTGCTACTGAAATTTATCAAGGTAAGCCATATACTCCAGTAGCAACTGATCTTACTTGGAGTTTACAAGATCCTACTATAGTAAGTCTTGTACAAAATGCTGATGGATCAGTAACTTTATCTCCTCTTACTGTTGGAACGACCCAAGTTGGTTGTTCTGATAAGACTACTGGATTGTCAGGTGTTGGAACTCTTACTGTAACTCAGGGAGCCAGTGGTGATAGCTTAACTATTACTTTTAGTTCTGCTGTTTTACCTGCTGCTCAGATTAAGAAAGTTTAATAATAGAGTTGTCTGTCGTATTGTTCGGGACGGCGGACAACGACTAGGGTTTTGGGTGGCTCCTTTACCTAGTCGTTTAATTCATAATTATAATACCCGAAAAGGAGCCACATATATTTTATGCCTAAAAGATCAAGATTAGTCGGACCTTGGCATATATGTTCAAGATGTGGACTACGTTTCCATATTGCTGATATGGAATGGCAGCGTGGTTTGTTACTGTGTCGTCAATATTGTTTCGATACTGCTAAATCAGGGCGACCATTAATAGGGCAGACTGAAGCGGCAATAGCTCAAGTTTTTACGAATCCATCTACTGAATTAATGCCTGATCCGAAGTTGACAGATCCAGATCAGATTCAATCTAGTATGGAAGATATTACTTATTAAGTTTTAATAGGAGTTAATAATGTCAGTAATTAGATTTCAAGGTGCTCATTTAGTAAATGCTGCTGCTAATACTTTAGCACCTGTAATTGATCGTACTTCTCCATTACAAATGGATGGATCAATTACTATAGGTGTTCAACAGATTCCATTAAATAATACTTATACTTTAACAAATGCAACTCTTGCAAGAAATGCCGCTGGTGATGTTTCTATTAACATAGGTGCTAGTCAATCTGCGGCTATTGATTTTCTTATTGGAGAGTACTTTAAAGAATGTACAACACTTCTAAGTACCTTAAGTGTACCTCCACTTAATAATAGTGGTCAATATGCAGATGGTAGTGGTGATACTCCATTTGCTAAAGGATCATTAATTACCAGTCTTGTTGTAGCATATTCTATTCAGGGTGGTCCTTTAACATCCTTTACGGCAGGTATGTGGCTTGATACATATGTTAATGGTGTAGCTAATAATTTAGCTAATCCTTTAGCAGTGGCACAGAATGGTTTAAGTCTTGCAAATACAGCGGGTGCCACTACGTGTACTGTTACAACTATTCCTATTCCTACGGCTAACCAGGCGTATGATGTATCATTATGTGGTAATCCCACTGTTGAATTTGCTATTGTAACTCCTGCTGGTTGTACTTTCCGTTTGTATGGACTTAGTTTGCAGTTAACATATAACTATTTGTAATATTAGAAGGCAATTATGGATATAACCTCTAATCCTTGGGTAATCACAGCCGCAGATGTTGCAAGTGGGCCTGTTACGGTGTGGCCGTATAAATGTTTCATATATCAGATAGAATTTGAACAATATACAAATACTACTGATTCTGCACAAGTTAATCAATATAATGGAAAAGATTTCGCTTATCTACATGCCGCAGGTGACTTACAAACAGTTCGTACTGGACAAATTGGTCATGCGGATGGTATTGTAATTCCGGTGACAGGTATTACTGCTACTGGAAAATTAAAGATTTATCATAGATAAATGGAGAAGATAATGAAAAAATTGACAAAAATACTGATAACAAGTTTGATTCTTTTGTTATCTTCTCTTTGTTTTACTCAGACTACTACTGTTACTTTACAGGTGACAGATACTCCAGATGGACAGACGTGGAATAATGGATCGTGGAGGGTACAATTATTACCACTGACTAACAATATCAGTATTAGTAGTTTAAAAATAACTACTACTGGACAATCAGTACCTAATCCTATACAAAGTGGAATGTTAAATGGTACTGGTGGAGCTTCGGTAACTGTAACACCGACTACAGCTATTACTCCAATGGGAACACAGTGGACATTTACTGTCTGTCCATTTGCAACATCTCCATGTTATTCACAAAATTATATTATTTATGGTACTACACAAAATATTACAATAAATCCACCATCTATTCGTATAGGGAATCCTAATATCATACTTTCTAAGACTTATGGAGATTTTGAAATTATTCCTTCTCCTGGTATGATATGGCTTGATGTAACAGCTAATCAGCCACGTTATGTTAATGCGTTAAGTATTATACAAGCATTAAGTGGAGGTGGTGGTGGAAATCCAGGTGGGGCAGTTGGTCAAGTTCAATATAATAATAGTGGAGCATTTGGTGGATTTACATTTAGTGGCGATTGTACCTTAGTCGTAGCTACTGGGGTAATTACTTGTACAAGTACTAATGGTACACTATTTGGAACAGCGGCTACGGCTAATTTAAGTAGTTATTCATCATTTCCATTTCAATCAATAACAACACTTGGTACAACTGGACCTGCAACTTTAATTAATGGTGTTTTGAATATTCCGCAATATATAACTAATAATGGAACAGTTAATACTAGTTTTGCTGGATATTTTGGTTATTATGCTACAAATGGAACAGTAATAAGTGGTGATACTAATTTACAAGATATTGGAACTGCTATTGCATTAACTGAACCAGAAACTATAAATGTTCCTGGTGCTCCTACGCTTGTAATAACAGCACAAATTAGTGCTAATACTCTTCCTGTACCAGCATCAGGATATAGTTTATTTGAAGCTGATTCAACAGGGGCATTGGGTGAGAATATTAATCCTAGTGGTACGGCTACTGGATGGTTTCCATTTCTTACAGCAAATAATACTAGTACACAAATACAGAGTTTAACTAATTGTAATATTGCTAATTATGTTTATTCTCCACAAGCAAATAATTGTGTCCCTGTTGTAAACTCATTTGGTCCTTCGGGAAGTCCACGATCAGGGGCAGTAATTGCGTCAAATAATGATTACTTAATAAGTCAGATCACACCTGCGATAGTATATGGTCCTGCT